GATGAATATCAGTCACACCGGCGACAGGGGACTAAATCCCCGAGGCCCAGGCCTCAACTGCCACGGATGCCATCCTAGTCGTCGCCCCCCAACAACCGCCAGCGCAGATAGCACAGGACAGTGAATGGATGAGTCCAAAACTGGCATGGGTTGAGACCGAGACCCAGAGGATGTTTAACGTCGTATGGGACGCGGACATAACGTCAAACCAGTCGGTCAAGCATTCTAACACGATGACGGACGCATTGGGGGGAGGACGCATCAGCGATATGACTAGCGGGGTGGGGAGCGCGTTAAGCATCAGTATATCCCACCCAACAGCGTTCAGAAGGTCCACGGGGGTGTCGGCGGCGGGGATCTTCGCCATCTGATCTTCGGACAGACGGAGCATGGTGCGGATGAAGGAGGTGGAATTACAGCAGATTCGCGCACCACGAGTCTGGGCACAACGCCAGATCAGGTCCCAAAACTTGTCCCAATCACGACCAGTGTCATTCAGCCTCCAGGTGGACAGGGCGCCCGGGTCACTGTCAGCCGAATATGCATATGGTGACATGTTGCTGAACACATGGATCACTTTGCGAGAATGCCAGTTGGGAGTTGAGGCTGGCCAGACGCTAAAAGGGGAGAAGGGTCGCATGTTACCCCAGGTCTGCCACTCAACGTGACCATCTAGATCCCATAGATGGTGTGGGCCTGTAATCGGCGTCAAGCGCCCGTCATAAACTAACGGAACGGGGTCACCGTTAAATTGTCCGTGGTGGGGAGACTTCGGGGATGAAGTCAGATGAAGGGGTTGGCAGGTCGGGTAGTCTCCAGATCCGCTGAGATGTGCATGTTGAAGCCATTCCTCAAATTGCTTAATGGGCTCCGGATTCCGTGTGGGTTGAGTTTGAACGACTCCATCAGTTACACTCGGTCTACTTCTGATTGGTACGAGTGGGATAGAGTTCTGCGAGATGATCGGCGACGAGGGACCAACGCTTGGGCGATGGATCGAAGGCCTGAGTGTATGCGCCACAGGATTAGACCGGTGCCGAGACAGTTCCAAATCAGTGATATAGCTAGAGTCACTAGAATCACTGAGGCTAGTGCGACGTACACGTGGCTCTGGGACCCTGTGGCTACGCAATGAGTGTTTTGGGGTTGACCAGGAATCTCCGAGCACGTCCAACCTTCGGCTGAGGCTTGGAAAACGTCCAGATTGAACAAGATAGAATCCGCCTGCACAACAGACACAGCAACAACAGCAGATGGCTAAAGGGGGGATGGCCCAGGAAGTGGCTTCGGATGTGGCGGTGAGGCTAGTTTTGATACAGCAAGATCTGTCGACCTGCAGTACCGTGTACTGAACGGTGTTTGAGATGGTGTTCCCCAGGATGATTGACATAAAAC